ATACTGAAACAAGTTTATCTACAGACTTATTACAACATCAAATTTCACTTGAGGAAGGAACTGGCACAGGTAGTTTATTACTTGAATCAACTGATACAGTATTAGGCAATTATGACTTCTTTAAATTGGAAACAGATAGTTTTGATTTATCAACACAAACAAGAGATTATGCTGATAATGATACATACGAGTCAGACGCAGGATTTGGTACAGAAAGTACCGCTGATGATATATTAGACTTTACAGAAAGAAATCCTTTTGGTGAAGTAGATGAGGAAAGTATCTAATGTTTGGAAGACGATTTTACCACGAGTCATTAAGAAAAGTTGTTGTTGCCTTTGGTACAATTTTTAACAATATTATTATTCATAGAACAGATAGTAATGGTGACGTAATTCAAAAAATAAAAGTACCTTTAGCATATTCACCAAAAGAAAAGTTTTTAACAAGATTAGACCAACAGGCCAATTTAGATAATAGAGAAATGGCAATAACTTTGCCTCGTATGGGTTTTGAAATATCAGGTATTTCTTATGATGCTTCTCGTAAGTTACAAAGAGTAGGAAAGTTTAAAGCAGTTAATACTTCAGACGCAAGTAAAATGTATTATCAATATAATCCTGTGCCATATAATATAAGTTTTAATTTATATGCCTTTACAGCAACTGCCGAAGGTGGTTTACAAATAGTAGAACAAATATTACCATACTTTCAACCAGACTATACAGTTACAATCAATGCAATACCAAATATGGGTATTAAAAGAGATGTGCCTATAACTTTAAATAGTGTTAACTATGAAGATACTTACGATGGTTCATTTACACAAAGAAGAGCAGTTAACTACACTATGGGATTTACTGCTAAAACATATTTGTATGGACCTATCTATTCACAAAAAGTTATTAAAGAAACTCAAACGGATATATACACAGACACAGAAACTACAGAAAAAAGAGAAGAAAGAATCGTTGTTGTGCCTAATCCAACAAGTGCTGACGCAAATGATGACTTTGGATTTACAACAACTATATCAACGTTTAATGATGGTAAAAATTATAATCCATCAACGGATTCAGATGAATAAATAGTATAAATAATAGTAGAGAGAAACAACTATGGCAATTAGTAAAATCAAATCAAATTCAATCGCTGATGACGCTATTACAAGCGATAAAGTCGCTGACGGTGTTATTAGTGCTGCTGATGTAGCAGATGGTACACTTACAAACGCTAAATTAGCAGACGGTACTATAGAGAACGCTAAACTAGCAGGTTCTATAGCAAACGACAAATTAACAAATTCTTCAGTAACAATAAATGGTTCAGCTGTTTCTTTAGGCGGCTCAGTAACTATAGCAACAAAATTAGAATTACAAACTGTTAAAACATCTGGATTTACAGCAGTGGCTGGACAAGCATATGCTTGCGATACAACTTCGGCAGGTTTTACAGTAACTTTACCAGCAACACCTTCAGCTGGGGATCAAGTACAGATATTTGATTATGCTGGAACATTTGACACAAATGAACTTATATTGAATAGAAACGGTAGTAATATAGAAGGCGTAGCTGCTAATAAATTATTTGATGGAGAAAGGTCAGGAGCTGTCCTTACTTATGTTGACGCTACACAAGGTTGGATATCAACCTCTGGTATTAATGAGGGAACTACAGCTTTAGCTGGTGTAACTTACTCAGCTGACTTTTTAGTTGTTGCTGGTGGTGGTAGTGGTGCTAACTATAACTTTGTTGGTGGCGGAGGTGCTGGTGGATATAGAACTTCAACACAAACTTTAACAGCTGGAAATACTATTACAGTAACAGTTGGAGATGGAGCAGGTCCTGGAGGAAACGGTAACCCAGGTCTTAATGGTTCTGACTCATCTATTTCAGGAACAGGATTAACAACAATAACATCTGCCGGCGGTGGTGGTGGCGGTGGCAATCCTGGCGCTGATGGTGGTTCTGGAGGTGGAGGTGGTACTTACGGTCCAGGTACAGCAGTAGGTGGTTCTGGTAACGTACCAAGTGTTTCACCACCTCAAGGTAATCCTGGCGGACAAGGATTTTTACCTCCAGGTGCTGCTGGAGGAGGCGGCGGTGCTGGACAAGCTGGCGGTCAAGGTTCTCCTACAGCTGGAGGACAAGGTGGAGATGGTGTACAAAATTCAATAACTGGAACTTCTATTTACTACGCTGGTGGCGGTGGTGGTGGAAGATATGTAGGTGCTGTTGGTGATGGAGGTCAAGGTGGCGGAGGTCCATCTGATGGACGTCCTGCTTCAAATGGAACTGATGGTCTTGGTGGTGGAGGCGGTGGCGCTCCAGGTGTATTTGGCCAAGAAGGTTCTGGTGGAAGTGGAGTTGTTATTATAAGCGTTCCAGATGGTTTTTATTCAGGAACTACAACAGGTTCTCCTACTGTCACAACAGGTGTTAGTGGAAAAACAGTAATTCAATTTACAGGTTCAGGGAGTTATACAGCATAATGGCTAGATTTGCAAAAATAGGATTAAACGGTAAAGTATTAGAAGTACAAAAAGTAGATAATGCTGTTTTATTAGATTCTAATGGTGTTGAACAAGAATCATTAGGTGTTGATTTTTTAACTAAATTGACTGGTTGGGCTATTTGGAAACAATCATCATACAATACTCACGGTGGTATTCACTATGAACCTAATTCAGATACTCCAAGTGCGGATCAATCAAAAGCATTAAGAAAAAATCACGCAGCTGTGGGCTGTACTTATGATGAAGATTTAGATGCCTTTATACCACCAAAAAAATATGCTTCTTGGACACTAAATGAAACTACTTGTATGTGGGAATCTCCTGTAGTATATCCAGATGATGGACAACCATATACTTGGAATGAAGAAACTCAAAGTTGGGACTTAATAAACGTTGGTTCTTAAACTTGTATATATAGTACAAGTAACTTAAAAGTTTTACATAATTGAAAGATACATAATGAAAGAATATGAGCTGAATTATATTAATAATTTTATTGATGGTTATTACTTATCTGATTTATCAATCTGTGATAATTTAATAGAATATTTTGAAACGTCTAAAAACAAAATTTTAGGTGAAACTGGCCAAGGCGTAGATAAAAAAATTAAAGACAGTTTAGACCTACCTCTCAAAACAAATAATCTCACAAAAGACTTACATTCATACTTTAAAGAGTTATCAGAAATTATAAATTTATATAAAAATAAATATAAGTTTTGTGATGAAAAGATTTCTCAATGGGGTATAGAAGAAGATTTTAATATTCAAAAATATAAACCATCACAAGCTTATCACGGTTGGCATTGTGAAAGAGGTAATATATATTCCTCTAAAAGACATCTTGTTTTTATGACATATTTAAATGATGTTAACAAAGGAGGTGAAACAGAATGGTATTATCAAAAAGTTAAAGTAAAACCAGAAAAAGGATTAACAGTTATATGGAGTGCTGATTGGACATTTACTCACAAAGGACATACTACTATAGATGAAGATAAATACATTATAACAGGATGGTTTGAATTAAAAAAATGAAAAAGAAATTGAAAAAAGAAATAAAATTTGAAAATACTTCTTGGAACTTTTATCTGGATAAAATTAACACTTATGCTTGGGTAGAAAATGTTTTTACAAAAGAAGAATGTGAAATGATTATTAATATAGCAAATAAAAAAGGCCTAATACCAGGTGTAACTCACGGCAAAACAGACATTAGAAAAAGTAAAATAAGTTGGTTAAATCCAAGTGATAATTTAGATTGGGCATATAGAAAAATAACAGATGCTGTTTTATATTTAAATGAAAAATATTTTAATTTTGATATATTTGGTTTAAATGAAGGATTACAGTTTACTAATTATAAAGCACCTGGAGATAAATACGGAAAACACGTTGATAGGTCATTAGACTTTACAATAAGAAAACTATCTTTATCTATTCAGTTAACTGATCCTAAAAAATATGAGGGTGGTGAATTATGGTTATACGAAGATGATAATGGTGTGGTGATGAAAAAAGACCAAGGTGCGATGGTAATATTTCCTTCTTTTGTTTTACACGAAGTCAAACCTGTAACCAAAGGTGAAAGAAACTCTTTAGTGGCTTGGGTAACTGGAAAACAATTTAAATAAAAAATGAAATCTATATATGATTACAAAATTTTTAAGTCTGAATTGGTAATAGCACATTACAAACAATTAATTAATGATGCTCAATTTGTAAATCATTTTTTCAAAAAAAGATTTCCTCATAAAGATGTTACTTGGAGTTATGAAATGTACAATGTGTTTTGTGCTACTTCTCCTAGTCCATTATGGTATGATTTACTTACAGAATTAAAAGTTTATATTAGACAATTTGTTGGTCATAATAATAGATTATGGTTTCAAAGTTGGTTAAATTTTCATATGCCAGATGAAGTATTAGATTGGCATAATCATTTAAGTCCTTATCACGGATATATAAGTATTGATCCTAAAAAGACTAATACAGTATTTGAAGAATATGAAATTGAAAATAAGTTAGGAAATATTTACATAGGTCCTGGCCATAGAAAACACAAAGTAGAAGTCATAGAATCTTTTGATACACCTAGAATCACTATAGGGTTTAATGTAACTGAAAGGCCTAATATGCTTTACAAAAATCAATTTAGTTTGATGCCTATATGAAAAAATTTAAATATAAAGTAATTAAAAATGCAGTTGATATTAATTTAGCAAATTTCATTTATAACTATTTTTTAGTTAAAAGGGATGCAGTAAAATATATGTATGAACATAGCATACATAAAGAATGGGAAATTTTAGGAATTTGGAATGATAAACAAGTTCCAAATACATATGTTTGTTACGGTGACTTTGCTGCTGAAACTTTATTATTAAAAATGATACCTTTAATGGAAAAACATACTGGTTTTGAGTTAGTACCTACATATTCATTTACAAGATTATATAAAAACGGAGATATATTAGCTAGACATAAAGACAGGCCTTCTTGTGAAATATCTGCCACAATGAATCTTGGCGGTGATCCTTGGCCTATTTTTATAGATGAAACAGGTGATGATTCGGTAATTAATTGGCAAAAAAATATTGTTAAACCAAATGCTCCAAAAGGAACTGAAATTTTATTAGAACCAGGTGATATGTTAGCTTATAGTGGTTGTGATTTAGAACACTGGAGAGAACCTTTTAAAGGCAATCTATGTGGCCAAGTATTTTTACATTACAATGACGCAAGGGGTGAATATGCTAAAAAAAATAGATTTGATAAACGATTTATGTTAGGATTACCATACAATGGATAATTATTTAATAGTTGATAATTGGTATACTGAAGAAGAACTTAAAAGTGTTATGAAAGAATTAGATTATCTTTCTTGTACTCCTATGAGTAGAACGGAAAATTGTTTAGATGCTGCTCATGACGAAGATAAAAAATCATTATCAAAATCATTTAGAATTTATCCTGAACATTTATATACAGAAAAAGGCTGCTTATATTCACCTATATTCAAAGCAATAACAAAATTTCAACAAAAAGAATTTCACAAAAAGATAACTCAAGCTTTTAAAAACACAAATACAGCTTTAGATAAAGTTTTTACAGACACAAACGCTTCATCAACATTAATTAGTTATTATGAAACAAATGATAAGTATGATGAACATTATGATGTTTTTCAATATACTGTATTAATATGGATATATAAAGAACCAAAATCATTTAAAGGAGGTGATTTAGTATTTACAAAACTCAACAAAAAAATTGAATGTAAAAATAATAGAATGATTTTATTTCCTAGCTTTTACTATCACGCCGTAGAACCTGTTACAATGAAAACAGATGGTAAAGGTTATGGTAGATATGCTATTACACATTTTTTTTATAGAAAATTTTAAATGGAAAATCCAGAATATAAAGTTATTGATAATTTTTTAGAAAAAGAATTTTTCTTTATGTTTAAGAAACAAATTGAACACGAAGATTTTCCTTGGAGAAGAAGATTTAATTTTACATTAAATTCAAAAGTAGATAAAGGATATTTTACTCACAGCATTTTTAATGAGTTTAAAATTAATTCTCCAAACTTATATGAAAATAATTTAATGCCCATTTTAAATAAACTAAAAGTAAAATCTGTCATACAGGCTAGAATAAATATGTTTTTGACTGATTTTATTTTTCAAAAGCATACAATGTATCACCAAGATTATCCTTTTAATTCAAATACAGCCATATTAAATTTTACTGACTGTGATGGAGGAACACAACTTAAATTAAATAGTGAAGAAGTAGAAATAAAATCTAAAGAAAATAGAATAATCATTTTTAACAGTTTAATTAATCATAGAACTATAAAACCATCAAATTCAGACATACGATATATTTTGAATCTGAATTACTTTTAAATTAACAAAAGGTAAAATAGTAAGTTTTAATAGTAATAAATATTACATTATGAGTATAGATGATAAAATAAATGAGGCACTAGGTATCTCTACCGAACAAAAACCTGCTACAAAATCTGTAGTTAAAAAAGAGTTTACTCCTCCTGTTCCTAGATTAGAAGATAAAGACAAAGAGGATGTAGATAACGATTACAAATACAGCAGAGAAAATTATTACAATCTAATCGAAAGAGGCCAAGACGCAATTCAAGGCATATTAGATATTGCAAACGAAAGTCAACACCCTCGTGCCTATGAAGTTGCAGGTAATCTGATTAAACAAGTTGCCGATACAGTAGATAAACTACAAGACCTACAAGGTAAACTTAAAACATTAAAAGACGTTCCTAATAAAACAAGTACAAATATTAAACAGGCCTTGTTTGTAGGTTCATCAGCGGAATTACATAAAATGCTTAAAAATAAAAACACAGATGTGACGAGTAAAGAAGATGAAAGTTTTGAAAGCAAAAATATCACACCCGAAAAAACAGATATTTCAGATAAGTGATTTAACTTATATTAAAAAGAATCCTTATCCAGATACTTTAGATATTTCAAAAAGAGAT